GGGTTATCTTCTTAATATTTTCTACAGTGTCAAATGTTATTGAGCCTTTTTCTGTTGATGTTGTGGTACATCCGGGTATGTAATTATGCAAGAGTTCGGCGACACATATAGGTGATCTGTGTGTGACGGTCTCGTATGACATATTGCTTTTGTATTTAACTGAAAAAAAGGGATCCATGGGCTTGATAGTCTCTATCAGTGATTTGCTCACTATCGCCTAGACCGAATATTTTAGTGTTTTTATTGTTTTCAATGGCCAATTTGGATATAATGCTGAGATATATGGGTTGTATAGCAAATATCTCGTCCAATATGATATAGTCGAACGATCTACCGCTGAGTAACGCTTTGACGAAGACCTGATGTGTGTTGGCTTTGATATCTTTAACATCAGCAATGACGTTACTGAAGGGTGCAATGATAATGGCGCATTTAGGGCATGAATTTTCGATGAATGTTCTTGATTTGCGACCGCCAGCGATGCCGTTGCAACAAGGGACGACTATTTGGTTAGAACATTCTCTGATAGTTTGGGATAATTTGGTTATTTGTTCATCATTAAGCTCGACTATTTTCTTGAAAGATAATAATAATTCGTTGATTAGATCTTCTGGTTTTGGTTTGAATTGGAAAGTAACGTCACAATTGATTCTATGGTTCCAATTGTGTTTGCACTTGCACTTTGTGACTATTTTTTCATCAACAATTTCGATAGTTGGTGGGGTATTATTGTTTTCTTTTTTATTGATATTGTCTATCAGTTTCTGTTGTTGCTTTAACAACTCCGCTTTCTCTTTCTTTGTGTCAACTTCGGCGATCGGTTGATCATTTGGTGTATCTTTAATCGGATCTGGTTGTGCATCTGATTTGTCGGCAAAATTGTACAATAGGACGTTAAGATCTGTTTCAGGTTCATTAGTTTCGATAATTGTGGTCATGTTTTCAATGGGTGATGATGACGATGATGATTGGTCTGGGTCCACAATGACTGATTCAAAGTCATAAGATAAAATTTCGGATGTTTTAATTTTCTTCTTAGGTGGTTGGATAGGTTTATATTTGATAGCATCTTCTTCCATTTCTTTTTCATAGGTAGTCATGAAATCTTCATCAGATTGACTAAGCATTAAAGTAGTTTCAGGTGTTTCGTTAATTTCAAATGCTTTAAGTTCTTTTTCTAGATTGTTTAAGTCATCGTCTTCAATAATTGTATCATTTTGTGTCGTCTTGTTGTCGATGTCACCCCAAAACTTAACAACTTTGTGCGATGTTGGTAGTGACGGTTCGAGTAAGGACCGGTCAATAGGTTCATTGATAAAAGATCTATTGTTGTTAATGGGTTCTAAAGGTTCGAGACCAGCTTCGCGCATGAAGAATTG